CGCCTTTGTGGTGTCGGTCTTTTGTTGGTGTTGTTGTTGTTGACACTCGCATTCGCTCGCGTAGGCTGCGGTGATGGCGTCGGTCTGTTGTTGGTGTTGACATTATTCACATTCGCTCGCGTAGGCCGCGGTGGTGTCAGTTCTTTGTTGTTACTGTTTTCCATAGCAGAGTTCGTCGGTCTGTTGTTCGCGCGACGCGCGACGCGACGTCTTTTCTTCGTGCGCTTCGCGAGCTCGATAGGCTCCGAAATTTTCATGAGCCGAAGCTTTGAATGAATGGCATCGGCAATCTGCTCTTTCGTCGCAGACTCTTCATCGATGGCGATGCGTATCTTCTTTGCCAACCGCATGAGTGACGAGCGCTTCGTTTCCGCCCTGAAAAGCTTTTCGTAATCCGATCGCGAGAACGGTGACTTTGGGTCACGCATGAACTTGCGATCCGCACTGAGCATGAGCGGAGGGGCGAGGATTAAACCCCCCTCGACCCTGCTCTTGATGTCACATATCTGTTCTCTCGTGAGTTTGATGTCGTCTAGGCCTGTGTTTCGCCTGACAGCATCTCGCAATTCTTTGATGGACGCGTTCGGATCGCACACGTCCATCAGAGTGAGTCCTAATCTAAACCTATAAAATAATCACACATCCTTCGCCGCCGGAATGACTTTATCTGCCACGTTCAATTCAATCTTGGATGGCTTTTTGACCCCGTCCTCGCGCAGACGGGCAAACATAACGGCGTAGTATTCGAGCGCTGACCACGGTAGAGTGTCAACTTCGGCAAGCAAGTCACGCCTTGTCAATTCCGCGATCCACTTACTGTCCCACTTACCGCTCCACACGTCGTCTGCCATCTTTTCGAGTAATTTATTCCCATCCCTATCGACGATGTCAATCATGGTGCCGTTTTCATCAAGTTTTTCGATGTACCAGCAATCGTGTCCACCCCCTGGACACGTCATGTACTCACGCGACAAGGAGGGGCCGATCGATACATCGTACACGATCGGCCATCCATCTTTTGGATTGTGTTTCTCGCAGTACTTGGGTTTGTTCTCGGAATCGTCGTAACACTTCTTCATGTCTGGTGCCCTGATGTACTCCTCTTTTTTCGGTTTGCTCTCGCTATCACTTTTCTTTTTTTCGATGATTTCGTACCCATTCTCCGTGATTCGGAGGATGGGTCCATCGCCTTCGTAGTACGATTTTCGTTTTGAAAAAACTACTAACGCGGCGAACGCAAGAATTGTCACGAACAATAAAGTCCTTCGCCTCATCACACCTTGTGCTATTAGCCTAGAAATTTTTGATCCACTGCGGACCAGCCCATATTGAATAGACGCACCTTTTCGTCGTAATCCATGTTGAAATCAAAGATGTTGATTTCACCAACGTCGCACTCGTGAAGCGTGTACTCGGGATGCACGCGAACGTTTCTATTCGCGAGACTACTCCTGACGAGAGCTTCGACAAATTGTCTTGGATTATCTATGCTCTCCCTATACGCCTTCGAAAGCTTGACACCCACGACTGTCACTTCGTTTGGTTTCTTGTCGTAAAACGGTGCGACTGGGTGGAACTCCGTCGTCGAACCGTCGACGTACGTCTTTCCTTCATACACCGAAGCGGCGAACACCACCGGTATACTCATGCTCATCACGATGGCATCTATGACTTTCATGTTCGGGTGCGTGTCCCTGGAAAAGTACACGGTCGTCGCGTCGTTCAAGCAAAACGCAGCCACGTGTAATTTCAAGTCGAGTTCGGCGAATGTTGGGTCCCTACCGATCGTGTGAGCAAACTGATCTCGGATGGGTTCTGTTCCGACGAAGCCATACTTTTTGAAAAACGTCCCGATGGACACGTTTAAAAAGTTTTTCATGTCCAGATCGAATGCAATGTTTGTGATTTCGTCCACGCTCAAGCCGATCGCGAGCATGAACCCGATGATAGCCCCCGCGGAACTGCCACTGATTTCACGGACCTCTTTCAAGCGCCCTTCGAGTCGCTTGAGCATTCCTATCTGACTGAAGGCACCCATGCTCGCTGGTCCGAGCACGAGGTGTTTCATGGGTCTCCTACTCAGTAGTATTGAGGAAATTGCTTCCTGAGTAACGCGAAGACGACAGCGTACACGACTGCGTGCGTCAGCGCTGGCGCGAGGGAACCGGCCTTCGTTCTCGGCGGGAGAGTGAGAAGAACGCCCGGGTTCAGAAGGATGAATAGAGTCGTCGTCACGATGAGATCCGTCTTCGTGAGCGTAATACCGAGCGCCTTCGCGACGAGACCGTAAACGGCAAAGAAGACGAGGGCGTGGAACATCACCGCGGCGCGAGACGTCTTGCCATCGGCGAACGCGACGGACTTTCCGGTGGTTCTGAGGACGATGCCCGGGGAGAGTGCTAAAAAAAGCGAGGCGGGAACGGCAACCTTTGAAGTGGTAATATCGAGCATTTTGTATTACAATACATCAATATTTATTTTTAAGAAAGCGTATGAAATTGTTAAACGTGACGAATCCAAGTAGCTTCGCTCGGTCTAGACTCTTCGCTCGACTGAATATGTACCTGGCGTGGTCGAGGTGTTCAAACTCTTCTGAGGCATCTTCGTCGTCGTCCTCTTCGAACTGGTGGAAGCACAACTCAACGAATTCGTTGAAATCGGGCTTTATGTCGTGTTCAAGATATGCGTCTCGTATAAGCGTTTCGATGACGCCAAACACATCGTATAATTCGTACGCGTACGCGTCCTGAAAGTCGTGTATCGTTAACCCGTTCGAACCACCACTGTCCTGGTCATTCTCGTCGCTCGAGTATGCGTCGTAACCGTGTGTGGCTTCGTACACATACTGCGACCATACCATGACGATGCATCTTTGAAATCTATTGGTCCTTTTCTTTAATACCAGTCAAACTGAGAGATGCGACTTCTTTCGTGGGTAAATTTTCCTGAATCGCGGCGAGTGCTCCTTCGATTGACCGTTCGTCACCATTGAAATATTTGGTGAGTCCTTCGCGTACAGTGACTTTCGTGAAACCCGATTTTCGCTTGGACTTTTTCAGGTTGATTTTACCCTTTTTCAAATTGATTACGTCGATTCCGCTCTTTTCCATCGAGCCCTGCACCTGGGCGCGGAGCGCTTTCTCCGCCTGCGTCAAAATCTTAATATCCTTCTTGGCCTCGGCGATCTGTTTGGTCAGTTCGACGAGACGGTTTACGGTCATGGAGAGTTCTTCGGACATATGTATTGGCTATTGTACTGCTAGTTTTAAGTTTCTATTCAAGAGCGCGCCTTTGATCCGCGGCGGTGATCGTGGAGTTATTCCAGGTGTAGGATTGCTTTGGTGCTGGCGGTTCGGATCTCACCTGTTGGTTCGCGTTGCGGAGAGCGCCACCGATGGTCTCCGGGAAACCGATCTGTTGTCGCGGGTCCAAAAAGTTTTGCCCCGCGAGCATTTCGGACGGGGCAAACTCACCGAAATCTCCCTTGGCGACTTCTTTCGGGAGTAAAGCGCTCGCCAGGCCCGTGCCCTCGCGCATGTTGTTCTCCTTCATCGGCTCGGCGACGACGGTCGGCTCTTCCACCTGTTCCTCGAACATCGACTTCTTCTGTCCGACGTGCATCATGTAGGCACCATAGGCTACGGCGAGTACGATGACGATTAGGAGGGTCTTCTTGGACATGAGTCTCTTGAACATGTTTTGTATATGGTATTAAATCATATTTTTATTTCACGCCAGTTCCGTCGGCTCGGCTTCTTCGAGCACATCATCGCCCTGGTCTTCCTGGGCTGGGGCTTCTTCCTCCTCGTCTTCCGTGTCCTCGAAGGCGTACGCATCCGGGTAATCGTCGATGATCGGTGCGGCGAAGAGTTTGACCTGTACGAGGTTCCAGATCGGGCCGAATGTCTTCTTCGCGAACCAGAGTCCACTGAATTCGACGATGACTTTGCACTTGGAGCCATCAGTGAGAGAGTTGTTGTCCGTGACCTCCATTTCCGAGTTGAAAATTTTGGTCGCCGGGATGGTATCACACCCGAGAACGCCATCGGGTGCGCTCGGCTGGTACGCGCGTTTGATTTGCGCTTCCGTCATTTGCTGGCCGAACCAACCGATGGAGTTATCGATCGCCGCCTGAATGTTTTCTGCATCGACGTCGTAGACTTTGTCGAGGCCTGACACGTGCAATTGCAGAGAGACGTCACTGACGGAATCAGATTCGTCGACGACGATTGCCTTGTTGATCTGTACGAATTTCTTGCGCTTCTCGTTGGTCGTCGCCTTGACGAAGTACGTGCCATCTTCGGATTGAGTCGGTTGCGTGCTGTACAGCATGTTGTTGGTTTTCTTACCACGATGTCACGGCTCTTCTCTAATAATACTTTTTGAAAGATGCCTTAGAGAAAAGCAATGACCAATACCCAGGAAACACACAAGCATGAGCACGATCGAAGAACTCACCAACGACATCAAGGGCCTTCGCGGCGAAGTCAAGTCACTCGCAAAGATTTGCCGAAAGATCAAATCGCACATCGAGGACCCGACAGGGGAAATCCGAAAGCAACGCGCGGCGAACAATGGTTTCAACCGTCAACAAGAAATTTCCCCTGAGCTTCTCAAATTCATGAACCTTCCGCAAGGCTCGACTGCCTCGAGATCCGAGGTCACTAAATTCGTCAACGATTACATCAAGACGAACGGCCTGAAGGATGTCGAAAACGGTCGCAAGATCAATATGGACGACGTCCTTCGTGAACTTCTTCAACCGGATGACGGCGTTGAGGTTACATTTTTGAACCTTCAAAAGTACCTCAGCAAACACTACCCATCCAAGAAGTGAATCAAACGACCTTAAGAAAATAAATCGTGTAATGACAAAGTATCGATGATACGCTTCATAACCCGCCAGGACATCGAGAGTCTCCTTGGTACAAAGATCGGCGACCCGAGTTTGTACCAAAGAGCGTTCACCCATAAATCAGCCCTGAAAGAATACCCTGACGAACTCACAGAGTCTTACGAGACACTCGAATTCATCGGTGATAGCGTCTTAGGATTCGTCATAACTAAGTTTCTGTTTGATAAATTCGAGGATCGCCAGGAAGGTTTTCTCACGAAGGCTAGGACAAAGCTCGTGCGAGGCGAAATGCTCGCCGGGATCGCTAGGAAACTCGGGCTACATGAATTCATAATCATGGACGAAAAAGGCATGCGCAATGGTTGGGTGGAAAACAAGGCCATGTTAGAAGACGCTTTTGAGAGTTTAGTCGGCGCCATTTACTGCGACCTGGGTCTCATACACGCGAAGGAGTTTATTCTTCGGGTTTACAACGACCCGAACATCGTAGACATGGCCGTTTTAGATGTCGACGATAACTTCAAGGATCGACTCATGCGGTACTGTCAGGCGAACGCGGTCGACCTTCCGGACTACAGGGTCACGTCACACTTCGACGGCGTGTTCGTCGTCGACGCGTACGTTCAAGGGAATTTCATGGGTCGGGGAAGCGCGCGATCGAAGAAACAAGCCGAGCAGCTCGCGGCGCGCGCATTTTTCCATCCTCCACCCGGACCTCCCCCACGACCGCCCCCTCCGCCACCGCCTCCTCCCCCGCCACCGCCACCACTCCCTCCGCTACCACCCGGGCCGCCACCGCCGGAATCTTATCTGCGTAGAAGTTAAGTGATGAGCACTAAACCCCCGTGTCCGACGAAGCGCGTATGCAGAATACGCAGGGCGCGTGCGCGCCAGGATAAGATAGATAAGCGCCCATTGTCTCATTTCGGCTACGGTGGACCGGCGACCGGACCAAACCCGACGTCGGTTTCCACTCTTTCCCACACTCGCCGTCGGTCTGCGCTGCTTAGGGCGCACCAACAAGGTGGATGGACACGCAGCCAGCTCCTTCACCGTCTTCGCATGATTCGAGACATTCGCCGAATCCGTGCGATACGTGACCGCCTCGCGGGTGATATAAAATTCATTCTCGATAACCCGAAGCTATTTAGGAAGTAGACTCGATCACAAATGTAGTACACACAATGCACCCCAACGTCGCGAGACTCATCGAACTGGATAAAAATGCGCCTCCTCAAAAATCTCAAGCGTGGCTCGATCTTCGCCATGGGATGCTCACGGCGAGTGATGCCGCGACGGCGCTCGGGTGTAACAAATACCAGAAACCATTCGATTTGTTACTGAAAAAGTGCGGCCTCGGTGAGAAATTCACGGGCAACGAGGCGACGAAACACGGAGAGAAATACGAAGATGAAGCGCGGGAAATCTTCGAGAGCAAGTACCCAGAAGTTGGTAAAGTGTACGAATTCGGTGTCGTGCAGCACCCGGTGCACAAATTTCTGGGTGGTTCTCCGGACGGTGTGACGGAAATCTCAAATTCACTAGTGGAGATCAAGTGTCCACTCATGCGTGACATCGGCGACGGTCAGACCGTGCCCGAGCACTACATGCCTCAGCTTCAACTTTGCATGGACATCCTCGACCTCGACGATGGGTACTTCGTCCAGTACAAGCCGTCCGAGATCACCTGGCCGGCGCCTCCACAATTCACAGTGTGTTACGTACCGAGGGATCGTGAGTGGATGGAAAAATCTCTTCCCGTGTTCCGAGAATTTTGGGACCAAGTTGAGTATTACCGTCGACACATGGATGAGCTCGAGGCAAGGATTCCCGAGCCCAAGGTCCGCGTGCGTCGGCCGCTGAAACCGAAACCACCGTGTGACGTTGTGGTCGATTCGGATGAGGACGATTACTTTAGTGATTAATTAATTTCTCTTGTAACAGTACAACAACAATGTCAGCCCCGTGTAAAAACAAACAATTGATGCGTAAGACCACGAAGCACCCGTCGGGTGTCATCTCGACCAAGAAGTGCGCTCATGGCAAGC